GCTTTTTCTCCAGGTACGTTTTCTGATAAAATCTTAGTGGAATATGTATCCCAAATTTCTGTGAGTGTATTTGCCCGACTTGTCATATAAATATTTATTGGATGGTAGCTAAAAATAAACAAAATTACATGAATAACCCGGATTTACCAAATGTCGGGGCTGAATTTGAGTATACACCTAAGATGATAAAAGAGCTTAAAAAGGCTCAAAACAACTTATTATATTTTGCTGAAAACTTTTTTCATATAATTTCACTGGATGATGGTAAACAAAAAATAAACTTACATTACTGTCAGAAACGAGCTTTACGTAAAATGCGGGATAATAGATTCTTTATATTATTAGCATCTCGACAAATTGGTAAGACTACAATGATGACAATCTATGCTTTATGGATTGCTTGCTTTAATAATGATCAACGTATTCTAATTGTAGCTAATAAAGAAGGCACTGCTATTGAAATTATGAATAGAATTAGATTAGCATATGAAGAGCTACCTAATTGGTTAAAACCAGGTGTTAAAGAATATGGTAAGACTGCAGTAACGTTAGCGAATGGTACGAGAATAGGTATATCAACTACCACAGGTACAGCAGCTCGTGGTCAATCTGTAAATTGTTTAATTCTAGACGAGCTAGCTTTTATTGAGCCTAATCTTGTTGATGATTTCTGGAAATCAGTATATCCCATCGTTTCAGCTTCTAAGAAGTCTAAGATTTTTATAGCTTCAACAGCAAATGGTACTGAAAATCTTTTCTATAAGTTATATTCAGGAGCTGAGTCTGGGGATTCTAATTGGGCATACGATAAAATCTTATGGAATGAAATACCAGGTAGAAATGAAAAATGGAAACAAGATACTATAGCATCTATTGGTAGTACAGATGCATGGATGCAAGAGTTTGAATGTCAATTTATATCAACTGGTGAGAGTTCTTTAGATTTAGAACTTTTTGAAAAGTTATCTACACAAGCAAAGGACCCGAAATTTGTTTTTGATGATGGACACTATTTACTCTGGGATGAACCGAAAGATGATAGAATATATATAGCAAGCGTTGATACAGCAGAAGGTTTAGGTCGGGATGCTTCAGTTATACAGATATTAGATTATACTGATCTCACTAATATAGAACAAGTAGCTACATACCATAATAATATGATATCACCTTATAACTTCACTGAAAAGGTTTATGAAATATTACAACACTGGGGTAATCCGTTAGTATGTATTGAAAGAAATAATAGTGGTGGTCAAGTTGTTGATATTCTTAAAAATACACACAATTATGAAAACATAGTATCGTGGGGAGCAGCTACTGCAAGTAATAGAAAGAATAACCAACTAGGTATCGTAGCTCATACTAACACAAAATATAAAGGTGTTATGAATATGAGATATTGGTTAAATGAACTTGAAGCGGTGAAGATAAACGATATACATCTGGTTAAAGAATTAAAGGACTTTACGAAACACCCAAATGGTACATGGAGTGCCAGGAAAGGCAAGCATGATGATAGAGTAACATCGATGATGTGGAATTTAATAATTCTTATAGATGATATAGTTACAACATATTTTGATGTTGTTAAATATGATTTAAATAATCGACCTTTAGAGTTACAGCAATTTGATTACGGTATTAAATATTTTATAGACCCTACTTCAATGTATACTAATGAAAAAGATACCGGCTATACACCGACTTTACCTGTTATAATAGGCAATGCTGAACAAGTAAATAATGATATGGGTAATTTAATTAATCAAGGGTATAAAATATGGCAAATGTAAATCAATCACAATTAAATAAAGGTAGGTTAGATAAATTTCTTTTAGTCTTTACCTTACCTGAAGTTTTAAAAAAAATTAGTTCTAATAATTTAGATGCTAGAGGAAATACATCGATAATAGAAGATTCATTACAATTTTCAGTATACGGTGCTGTAACACCAAAAATTGTTGTACCAGCAATTGAACAAGGGTATGCTGGTCAGTTTTATAAAATATCCTCTCATACAAGACCTGTATATGATAATTTAGTTGTTAATTTCACTGTTGATAGTCTGTTTAATAATTACTGGGTTTTATATAAATGGTTAAATTTACTAAATGATGAAAAATCGTCAAGCTATGATGGCCAAAATTTATTAAACACTCCAAACATTGCAACAGCTAATAAAAATTTCAATGTTAGTGATGGTCCTCCAGTCCAATACCAAGCAGATATTACATTATACGGTAAAGATGAATTTGATAATAATATAATTAAATTTCTATATAAAAATGCATTCCCGGTATCTCTAGGTAACATTGATTTTAATTATAGATCTGCAGATGAGATAGAAACTACATTTGAATTCGGTTTTTCACAATTAAATGTAGAATTACTGTAGTTTTAGGTCGAGAAAATATAAATATTTGTATATGGCCAGAACAATACAATCTCCAGGTGTTGAAATTAAAGAATTTGACAGATCACAACGTACAGCAATACCATCCGGTACTAACATACTTATTACCGGTTTTGCTGATAAAGGACCAACTGATGAAATAATTCAAGTAACAAGTTTAGGTGAATTTGAATCAATTTACGGTATACCAACCACACCCGCTGAAAGATACTTTTATGGTACGGTTAAACCTTTATTTAACTCACCAGCAAATGTTATTGCTTATAGATTACCGTACGGTACAGATGCCGGGGTAGGTTTCGGTAATAACTACAGTGCTTTAGTATATCCAATTACAGGTGTTAACAATATGGATGGTTCATTATTATCATCGTATCAAGAAACATCAGCTACTTATATTTTAGGTCAACCGGTACATCACGAGTTAACATTGACTCAATATAATAATATATTACAGTCAAATGGATTTAGTTGGAGTGAGGATTTTGGTACTCAAAAAGAGTTATCTGCGTATGATAATATCGGTAAAGCTGGTATGATTGTTCTTAATAAAGGTCGTACAACAGTTGATCAGAGATTTGAAGGATTTTACATCGGAGCAGTTGATAATACAAATTTAAACCCTGCAACAAATTTTGATGGTATTCAGAATGCTTATACTATAACAGCTTCTGCAAAATCAACAACAGATTACACTCCATTACCAGCATCTAGATTAGATTTCTCTTTATCTTCTATAAGTGATAATTCTACTATAACATTTGGTCAAGACAATGATAGTGTTTCAGAAATAATGGAAAATTTAAGTGAATTTGATATTTCTAGTAGATCTTTTGATGATACACTTTCAATTGGATTGTTTAAATTAAGACAATCACCATTTACACCAGATGTTATTAAATTAACTAATGTTTTAACTGAAAGCTATGTCGGTTCATTTGATTACCATAGACAACAGAATTCTCAACAAGGTGGTACACCAATTAGTTTCTTTATGGAGACATCAGAAGGTGAATCACCAAACATTAGTATCTTAATTAATGAAAATCTTTCTAATAAGAATGGTGAAACTTATCTCAATACAGATGGTTTACCAACTAATAAGATTAGATTAGCAAAAACTAATCTTGATGACGCTACATTTAATACCTTATCTGCAGAATATGCAGGGCCAGGGTTTGTTGGAACCATTAACACTCTTAGAACTAATATAGTAGCTGCAAATATAGCGATTGGTGAAGTTGATAATCTATACCCAATCGGTGTATTTAGTAATGCAAATCTAAAATCTAAGATTATAGGTTCTGTACCGAAAAAGATTGATCGATTACTTGATTCGGTTGAAAATGTTGAAATATTTGATATCGATATTACAGTTGATGGAGGTTTATCGACGATCTTTGCAAATAGTCAAATATTAAGTTCTCAATTCGATGATACAGCATCGGTACCAGCTATATCAGGTCTTAGACAATCTAACATATCTAATATAACAGATACAGGAGCAAGAGAATACATTTCATATTGGAAGGAGATTACAGATAGATTCACACAATTTGCTGAATTTAGAAGAAAGGATCATATATATATTTCTGATTTACCGAGAAACTTATTTGTTGAAGGTGAAGATTTTCTTACATTGCAAGATCCAAATAAGAACTTTTCAAGAGATGTATTAAATCCAATTAAAGCTTTTTCTAGTAGAGTTAATAGTAATTACGTTGCACAATATGCACAATGGGTTAGAACGTTTGATACATATCTAGATAATCTAGTTTATACACCGTTCTCAGGATTTGCAGCTCAAGCAATGGCAAATACAGATGCTAATTTCCAACCATGGTTTGCACCAGCTGGCTTTACCAGAGGTAGGGTAGCAGGAGCAAGTGATTTAGCATTATTTCCGACACAAAAACAAAGAGATCAGCTTTACAAGGTTGGTGTTAATCCAGTAGCATTCTTCCCAGGAGAAGGGTTTACGATTTTTGGTCAAAAGACGATGCAAAAATTACCTAGTGCTTTTGATAGAATTAATGTACGTAGATTATTCTTATACCTTGAAAAAGCAACTAGACAATCGACTAAATTCTATATATTTGAACCTAATACATTGCTTACACGAACCCGGGTTATCAATACATTGACACCGTTGTTTGAGAATGCTAAAAATACAGAAGGTTTATATGATTATTTACTAGTTTGTGATGAAAGAAATAATACACCAGATGTTATTGATCAAAATGAGCTAGTTGTTGATATATATCTAAAGCCTGTTAGAGCAGCAGAATTTATATTAGTTAATTTCTACGCGACAAGAACAGGTACTGATTTTAACGAATTAGTAAGTTAATTAAAATACCTTAAAATCAAGCCGATCCGAAAGGGTCGGCTTTTTTTGTCATTAATGATAGATTTTATACGTTGGTAAGGTTAGTTTATATAATAAATAATTGTATGGCAGATACCAAAGTATCAGATTTACCAGCAATTCCATTACCGATAGATGTTAATGATATATTATATATCGGTGATATAAGTGCTAGCACGTCTAATAAAATAACTTATCAAAATTTATTCAGCACAGTTAATAATGAAATTGTAACTTTAAATGATAATGTAAGTGATTACACTACAATAGTATTAGATTTATCAGCTACATTTGAGAATGCTAATTTAAATATAGGACCGTTAACGACTGATGTATTAGAATTAAGCGGTCAAGTACTAGAATTAAGTGCCAATCAAGTCCAGTTTATTAGTGATACAGAAAATATAATCGATTCTACTATTCAAGTAGGCTATACCGGTCCAGTCACTATTAGCGGTACAACGTTAACATTTTTAAGTGGAGTACTAATTACAGTAACATAATATATGCCTAATCAAAGAATAACCGATTTACCAAATTTAGTTGCTAGTCAACTGGATGGTGATGATCTAATATATGTTGTAAATGTTCAGTCTGATACATCACATAAAATAACTTTCAGTGCATTAGCTGGTGACAGTTTACTTACTTTATCAGCATATGATACTCAAAATACCTTAAATATAAATTACTTATCTGGTAGTATTGACTCAAATGCAACGGCCATATCGTTACTAGATCAAGGTGAAGAAAGCCTCGGTCAAGATATTAATTTCTTATCAGCATCTATAGATCAAAATACATCTGACATTCTAACAGTTTCCGCAATAGCAGAATCTGCAGGAGGTGTTGGTGATTTAACATCTGATGTATTAGAATTAAGCAGTCAAGTACTAGAATTAAGTGCCAATCAAGACCTTTCTGAAATTGAAATAACTGCTGTTTTCGACTATCTATCTGGGGAAATTGATGATAGATATAAATCAGGAGATAGTCCTACCTTTAATACTATCAACGCGTCGACGATTACAACCACTGGTCAAGCTCAGGTTAACTCATTGAGAATTAATCAAACAGCCACCACCACGACGACGTTAACAGCCACACATTATGTAAATGTTAATATTAGTGGTACGGTATATAAAATGTTGCTAGCACCTAACTAAAATATATAAAATTGAATAAATAATTATAACCATGGCAGACACAAGACAAACAATACAGAATTTCTACACCCAAGCCCAATCAAAAGACTTTGCAAGATCTAATCTATTTAGAGTTTTGAATTTAGATTTCGGTGATGGTTCAACCGTTGATTTTAGTGAAGATGATCTAGTATATGTCACTACTGCTACATTACCTGATAAAGCTATTACTAGTACAGAAGTACCATACATGGGATTAAAATTTAATGTACCCGGTGTTGTTGAATACCCTGGTAGCGGTTCATATACTTTAAAGTTTAGATGTGATGAGTCTTATGCTCTGAGAGATAAATTCTTACAGGTAATTAGTGATACGTTTAATGATGAAGATTCAACCGGTAACTACTTTATGCCTAATGCTAATGCAGTCATTGACCTATCTCTGCTTAATAAGCAGCTTGATAGAATAGCTCAATTTCAATTAGTGGGTGTTGCTATTAAAAAGGTCGGGTCAATTGAGTATAACATGACAGAAGCTGGTAATGTAGTTGAGTTTGATGTTGAAGTATCGTACCACTATTTTAAACAAACCGCAGGTAGTTTAACTTAAGTATATACTTCGGTATTAAATATTCTTAATGCCAGAAACAAAAATACTTAATTCCATAAATAATGCTATCCAAGGAGCTGGTAGCATTGGTAATAGACTAGCAGGTGGTAGTATTTCTCAACCTGGTGTATCCCTTTTAGGTACAAATATACCACTACAACCGTTAATCAGTACAAGAGACTTATTTCTTGATAGTATGTCCCAATGGACAAATTCTATACCCTTAAATACCCAGTTTATTGTGTTATTTGATTTCTTTCCTCCAGGTTTAAACACAACAATATTGCAAAAGTTGGAACCTAACGTTCAATCAACAGGTTTTGATATGAGTATACCTAAAAATGTGTTAACTAATTTTAAAAATCAATCAATTATAGGTTGTATTTTTACGCATGGATTTCAAATAGCTGGTGAAACTCTAGGATATTCTAATGCAACTATTCAAAATAATAGAGGATTTATACCCGGTACAATATTAGGTAATAGAGGTGCTTTTTCTGAAAATGAGTTTCAAACAACCTTTAGAGAGACAAACACTTCATTTCTAGATTTTGTAATAAGACCGTGGATGATTATGGCTAGTCATTTTGGTTATGTTGCAAGAGATGAATCTGACCCTATTGAAAGGTTAAAATCACCTAAAACTAACATAACTGTTGTTCAGTATACAAGGAGTAAGGAAGGGTTATCTCAAATACCAAGAAAAACCTGGAGATTTTATAATTGCGTTCCAACTAGTATAGATCAAAGACAAGGTCAATACGATGCTAGTAGTGAAGGTGTTAATAATTATAATGTTAAATGGGTCTACGATAAATATGAAGTTAGTAGTAATTTATATTTGAGTGTTTCAAATTTATTACAGTCAATTAACCCCTTTTCTTTCTAATAAATAATATATATGGATAAAACACTATCAGATGCTTTACAGATGTTAACTAAGGTTAATAGTAAATTGGTCGACCGTGTTGTTAACATAGAAAAAAGACTCGATAAAGATAGCGGGGTTGATACAAAAGCAACATCTAAACCTGAAAAGCTTTATAAAAAACCGCAATCAGTTATTATTGAGGATTTTAATAGAGATGCTATGCAAGATTTGTTTGCAGTTTTTGGTACATCTCAACAAAAAAGTGTTAAACCTGCAAATGTATCACCGAAAGAGGGTGGTAGTGGTTTGATGAAAGCTTTAATGTCGGTAATGGGTATCGGAATTGGTATAGCTGGTCTCGGAGTTGCATTTGGAGCTGCTGATGTAGTAATTGGTAAATTAGGTGGTGGAGGCAATTTAAAGACGTTAATGCTAAATATTGGTGAAGGTTTATCAGGGTTTACAGGTAAAGGTCTTGTTGCAATTGGAGCATTACTTGGAGCTGGTGCATTATTCGGGGTAGTTGGTGGTTTAGGTGCTAGTTTTAAAGTTGCGGTGGGTATGACAGCTGTTGGTGCTGGTCTTGGAGGATTCTTTGCTGGTTTGGCTTTGGGTGATAAAGGAGCTGGTGCTCTTAAGAGTGATGGTTCAAGTATTAAAAATTTAATGATTAACCTTGCTGAAGGTTTAGGAGCTTTTACCAGTTCAAGTATGAAAACAATGGGAGTATTACTCGGAGCAGGCGCATTATTTGGAGTAGTTGGTGGAGCAAAGGTCGCTGGTAAAGCAGCAGTTGGAATGAGTTTAATAGGTTTAGGTATTGGTGGTTTTTTGGCTGGTTTAGCTGTAGGTGATAAAGGAGCTAGTGCTATCGGTAGTGATGGTTCAAGTATTAAAAATTTAATGATTAACCTTGCTGAAGGTTTAGGAGCTTTTTCAGGACCGAGTATGGTTGCATTAACTGTTTTACTTGGAGCTGGTGCATTATTCGGTCCTGCTGCAGGTAGCGCAGCAGTAGGCATGGGTCTAATCGGACTCGGTTTAGGCGCTTTCTTTACCGGTCTAGCTGCAAATGATGCAGTTATAGGGTTTATATCTGATGGTGACCCAGGTGGTAGTATTAAAACGTTAATGATTAATATGGCTGATGGTTTAGCAGCTTTCGGTGAAGTAGGTAAAAGTCTTGATATGACTGATATCCTTAAAGTTCCGACTGCAGCAATTGCTATATCAACTGCAATGGTTACATTAGGTGCTGGTAATTTAGCTGGAGCTGTATTAGATGGGTTAGCTAAAGTTGGTAGATTTCTTATGGGAGGTGATAACCCTTTCGATCAAATGATGCTAATTGGTGAAAAAGCAGATAAGCTCGATGCGGGCGCAACTGCAATAGAACGGTTAACTACAGCAATGGGTAAATTAAAAACATTTGCAGATTTTAAATTTAATTTCAAGCTTAAAGATTTTGCGGATGATCTTATGAGTTCATTACCGTTAATTGAAGCAGCAATTATGGGTGGGGTAGTTAAAGCAAAATGGAACCCATTCGGTGAAGATAAAACCTTTTTAGGTTTAGCATCTCCTGATATAAAATTTAAGGAAGCTGCAGATAATATATCACTTTTAAAAACAGCATTTGACTCATCCTCATCAGGTAGCGAAGATGAGCAGGGTAGTTCATCAAATTTAGATAATACGGTATTACAAGAAATGCAATCAACTAATTTAAACGGGTTTAGTCAATTGATAGATTCAAACGGTGGAATTGCTGATAATTTAAATACAAATAATGATTTATCAAGCCAATTAAATGTATACCAACAGAAACAAATTGAATTATTGCAGCAAAACGTTGAGATTTTATCAAGAATTCAAAATGGATTTAATCAATCAAGTAATACAGTTGATAATAGTAATGTTTCAGTATATAATACTGGTGGTGGTTTAAGAGATCTCCAGAGATCATATGTATAAGAACACGATAAACGTAGATATATTAAATCAAAAAATTCCAATTAAAGAACCATCATTTTTTGTTTTTAAATCTTTTATTAAAAATTTAATTAATACTGATGAGTCAAAGGAAGCTTTTGACAATTTGTTGCAAAGTGTATACCCAGGTAAATTGAATTATTATCAGAAAATAATTTTATTACTTAATTTAAGGGGTCTTATATTTGGTAATAATATTGAATTTGAATATAAAGATAAACGAGCAATTATTGATGTTAATATGCTTATCGATTGTTATGATAATCTTTATGAAAAAGTTATATATAAATTTAAAGGTAATACATATACTTTTGACTATATTGATTCCTTTTATCTACAAGAAAATAAGATTAATTTTGTAGCTGATAGTTTAATAAAAATAAATGATAAAGAAATTAATGGTGATTTCAATGATAAAGTAAATGTACTACCAGCTTTTAATTTTATAGAAATATTTGATATAATTATGTTACAATTATACAGTAAAGAATTTTATATTAGTTTAGTGGATACTAAAATTGACCCTATAAATATCATTTATTTTTTAAAAACTATATTTAAAACAGATGCAAATGATTTATATGAAATGGAATATACATTAAGAAAATATTTAAATTTTAATACAGAAGACTTAAAAACTTTATCATTACCGGAGTGTAAAATACTATTGAATTGTTATATTTCTGATCAGAAAAAACAAGAGCAACATAGTAAACAACAGTTGAAAAATAACAATTAAAACGTAAATAATATAAATATATGAATAATAATACCAACTTTTTAAATGAAATAAAAAATATTTCAAATGATATTAATGTATTCACACCATCGATTAAAAGTGATGTAAAGTGTAAGCCTCTAAATTTACTACAACAGAAAACTATTTTAGATGATATCAGTAATGATGCATCGTCAATATTAATGTTTTTTAATAATTCGTATAAAATTATAAAACAATGCATTGATAATTCTAAAGATCTGTTAGTTATAGATAGACCTAATATATTGATTTCTCTTAGAAATAATATTGACAATACATATAATAGTATTAATTTATCTGAACTTTTAGAAAAAAATAAAAAAATTGAAGTTAATACAGAAAATAAAATTATCGAAACTAATGATTTTATATTTGAGGTTGGAATACCAACATTAGAACAGGATTATAAATCAAATGATTATTTAGTTAAAGCTTTTAAAGGTGAAACAAAGATATTAGGTAAGTTATATGTAAATGAATTAAGTAAATTTGTTAAAAAAATAACAATTAAAGCAAGTGAGAGTGAAATTGATTTTACCGAGGATAATATTAAAGATAAGTTTGATATAATTCAAAATATTGAAACTAACAACTTTAAAGATATTTATAAATTTATTACAAGTGTTAGAGACCTCGAAAAAGAGTTTGTAACATTAAATGAAGAAATGGTTGATATAGGACCAGAATTATTTGTATTATAGATATAATATTGACATTAAATAATTATAATGTCAAATCTTTGGACTTTACGTTTCGATACAAATAAATCATTACCTCTCTTAGTTAGAGGTAACGCTAACGGTGACTTCAACTATAACACAGACGGCAAGATATACGGTAAGCTAACTAAAGGTAAACCACAGGATCCGATTAACGTTATACAAGATTTTCCATGGACAAAGAGTCCAAAATCATCACGTGATGATGTACCAAAAGCACAATTAATTGAGAAGAGATTACTTACAAATAGTACTTTGACTAATTTCTTTTATTCTATATTAGCTGGTGCAGATGTTGCATCATCAGTAGCTCAAAGAATTGAAGATGGTGTACCAATTCAAATAGGTGGTGCAAATTTTAATTTATTTCAATCTACTAGTGGTATACCTGGAGCTGGTACCCTTTTTACTACTCTGCAGAATGGAGCTGGTAAATTAGATAATACCCTACAGACTGCTAAAGAAGCAGCTAAAGAATTTCTAAGTGTAAATTCTTTTGATCAAAGTGTTTTAGAGCCATATGAAGGTTTGTATATTACTGAAGATACAGGGTTTAAATATATATTACCTTATTTTGATGATAAATACAATGATGTTAGTGTAGATATGGGTGGTGGTAGTAGTATTTTAGGTAACATGTCAAACGCAGTAGCAGGTAAGATAGATGAATTTGCTGCGTTTGCAGCTGTTGATAAACCTGGTGTTTATATTGAAGGTTCAAAACAATTTAATATGAAAGATCAAGGTAGAACGATTAATATTAAATTCCCGTTACTAAATACAGGTGAATACAGTGATATTGCTCGAAACTGGCAGCTTATATACGGTTTGATATATCAGAACAGACCTGGAAGAATTAATAGATCATTAATTGATGTACCTGTAATATACGAGTTATTTATTGAAGGGTTATCATATATGCCATATGCGTATATGAGTAAAATGTCAGTTGACTTTTTAGGATCTAGAAGACGTATGAAAATAAAGGTACCTACTTTTATTATACCTGAAAGTAGGGAATCTAGTAGTTCTATACCATCAAAAAGTGAAGTTGTTATGACAATCCCAGATGCGTATATGGTAGATATACAGTTAACCGGTTTAAATGATGAGACCAGAAACTTTCTATTTAGAAGTCTTGGTAATACTATTATTAATTCTACAGAAACAACCAACGAATTCACGTTAAATCCTAATACAAGTATTACAACTGGTGAGATTCCAATAACCACTCCAAATTCGAGATCTAATGTAACACCGAGATCTATAGCAAGAATTTAGATATAAATAAATATATAATATGCTCGGTAAATATCAAAATAATATAAGTAACTTACCTAATCTAGAAAGTTATAGATATGAAAATATTTTTAAAATATCTGAAACTGGTGATAAAAATTTTTATTTTTATAATATAATTAAAACGATATCTATACCAGATAATGTTGATCCTAATTTATTTGAATACATATCTTTACCTAGTACTTTACCTTTAACATCACTTTCATATGATATTTACGGTACCCAACAACTATGGTGGTTATTATTAATAGTTAATAATATAGATAACCCAGTTAAAAAAATACCAAGAGGTGATAAAATTCGAATTGTTAAACCAAAATACGTTGATGATGTTATAGAAAGTATCACAAGCCAATTACGATGAGATCAGATTTTATATTCGATAGATTGAATGATAAGGAAGTAAAAAACTTCGAAATAAAAATAGATGAAGAAAATTATTTCTTCCGTGGTATTTTTATGAATCCTGATGCAAGTGTTGTAACTGTATCTAAACCGACCATTAAAAGACTTACTATAAAAGATAACATATTTAAACCATTTTTAGATGCTAGTGTAATGATAACCGATCAAAGTAATTCTTTTGAACGGACAACTAAAGGGAGCATTAATACTAGTAATAATGCAATACCCGATATCAATGGGTTTAAATATAGAGGTGATGGTCGCGATGTATTCTTCTTAGAAATTTTACCCGTTGAAGGCGATGTAAACCCGCATAATAAAAACTCAGAAGAATTTAATAGAGTTTTTGGATTCAGAAACGTTTTTACATGTGATAATGATGAAACAATATATGAAGGTGGTAAAGAATATAGAAAATTTGACCTCATAGATTTTGACGAAACAAGATTAAAACAAAGAAAGATTCAATATTCATCAGTTAATTCAATTACCCTTTCAAATGAGTTAAGCTCAATACCAGCTGTAAATTTAAGTAATGAACAGCGAGAATGTCAAACAGGTATTTCAATAAAAGATATACTTAAAAAAGCTTTAACTAAAACCGAGGAAGAATTATTCTTTAAAGAAGATGGTAATATATTAAACTTTGAAGATGGGTTATCAAAGATATTTTATACTTCTAATAGTTCAAGTTATGCTATAAATGACTTACAATACATGTACCAACACCATGTAAGTGATGATAATAAGGATTTTTCATTTTTAAAAAAAGATAACTACGAAGGTAAGTATACATTGGAGAGTGCTGAATCTATATTTAACCGCGCATATATAAAAGCTAACGGTGGTGTTGATGCTGGTGGTGTATATAATATCGAAAAGGTTTTAATTACAGGTAGTAAAGATGGTTCAACACCAGATCAAAGATCTATTAAAACTCCTTCAATTGTAGCATCATTCGGTGAAAAAAGTAAAGTTCAAAGCTATCGGTTTTTTAATACTTCAGCTGATACATACAATGAAAAAATTAATACCAAAATCGTACACTCGTATGACAATAATGGTAAAAAATTCTTACTTAGACAAAATGAAAGTAATATAATAAATGCTAAAGATGTATTCACAACGAATTACGTCTCTAACATGAAAGGTAAAAATGATTCACCAGCACCATCGTTAATAACTACTCAAACTAAAACTGGTAATATAAATTATCAAGATGTTTATTCTTTATATAAAAATGAGGATGTAATGTTAGGTAAAGGTTTGAATGAATTATTAAAAGATGGTATATTGACTAATATAGGAGTTGAATTAACGTTAAAAGGTCAACTTTTTAGACGATCTGGTAAATTTATAAGTATAGAAAGAGCTGAAAATTATGCTGATAACGATTTTGATAAGAAATTTTTAGGTATATATTTTATACTTGAAGTTAACACAACTATTGAAGATGATAACAATTATACCAACAATATAATTGCTGTTAAAACGTACTTCTTTGATAATCTTAATTATAACGAAAATGTTGAGTAATATATGTCTAATAAACAACAGTTAAATCCAAATTATGCTGATACTTTAGTAAATGGTACATTCGAGTTCTATGAAACGACAATGGACTTACTTAATGTATTTGAAAGCAATCTTAACTTTATTAAATTTAATTTAGAAAATGAAAAAGCTAAAACATCAAATGATATTTTTAATAATATTGTTAATTTGTATGTAAATTTAAATAACGATGAATTTAAATATGGTGATGCAGATTTTAACAATAATTTTAAATTATATATATTAGAAAGATTTGATGGTTTATTCGATTCAATTAAAATTAAAGTAAAAAAAGATACTGAATCAGATAAGTATAATGTATATCAAAATTTTACTGAAGATATAGGTTATACATTAGATATTCAAAATAGAGCAGATATATCTAATACCCCATTTTATGATGTATTTTATTCGACATCTGAATACGGTATACCAACATATATACCAACAACTGTTTTTAATAAGACAGCAAATAACACTCGTTCAGTATCCTCAAAATTAGCGTTACATAATGACGCTGTTCTTAAGAAATGTTTAATTGGTGTTGCTGGTTATGCTGACCCTGATCTATCACAAGCACCGGTAGCGCATGGGTATAATTTGATGTATGATTCTTATTATAATGAAGTTTTTGAACAAATTAAAGATATAAAAACTACAAAAATTGTATCAAACTTTGGTGCAGTACTAGGCGATGTAATCACATTTTATAGAAATATTAATGTTAGACAACAACCGGAAGTTGAGAGTAAATTCTTTACATTTAGAGCAAAAATCGAAGAAATAGAAAATATTCTTGATATTATGAATATCAATTCAACATCAACTGCATATACTGACAATACACCGCTTTTTAGTTAATTGTATCAACATCAGCGTCAATTATCTGCGCATCACCGATTAACTGCTTCATTAATTCTTCTCGATTTAATAGTAATTTAGTTTCAGTATCTTGTTGTTGTAAAGCTTGTTTACTTTCAATATCCATTATCTTAAGCTCTTTTGTCGACTTTGCCTTTTGATCCGAGATATGAATCTTATTAAGAGTTTCAATTGCAGCTGCTGCGGCACCTACTAGTTTACTTAAACTCTCGACATCTCTAGCATCTGGAGCAGATGTAATAAATTGCTTTACATCTTCAACGTAATCAACACTACCTTTAATTAACTTACCAGAGTATTGTAAAAGGAAATTCTCTAAATCTTCTTTATCGAGTTTAAAATCATCTTGCTTTTCTACATCTCTAGCTATCTGAGTAGATGATTGTAGCTCTGAGAGTAAATCGTCAATTGAATCAGTCATATCGTCATCCATATAGAATATTTATTAATATAGTTGAAAAAATAAACTAATACTGTATAATATGGTATATGGAACATAAAGTATTAATTAAATTTGTTAAAACACACGAAGATGCTAAACTACCTGAGAAGGCCCATAATGATGATAATTGTTATGATTTATTTGCAGTTGAAGATACAACTATACCTGGTGGTCGATCATCTCTTTTAGATGATGTTAAAGTTGGGAGTAATGTAGTACCGGTAGGTATTAAAGTAGGTTTCATCACACATGGATTTGGATTCGTTATTAAGCCTAAGTCTGGACTTGGTTTTAAAGCAGGGTTGCAACCGCATCTAGGAGAGATCGATACCGGTTACCGAGGCGATTGCAGTGTAAAGATGTATAACTTCTCTAATGTAAGTTATAAAT